AACGGTTGGATAGCGTGGAAGCTATGGGGTGGCAATAGTGGACGGACTTGGAGTGAGAAGTTAGTACGAGCTATGAACAAGAGAGACGAGAAGGAGAGTAGTGCGTCAGAACTAGTACGGAGACATAACCTAAGACAACAAGCAGACGCAGAGTACAGGTACAATCGTCTCAACTCGGTAGAGGTCAAGCAAGGTATCTATCGGAACTATGAAGCTATGTTACGGAACTGGGAGAAGTGGTACACGGATTTCTACTTCGGTCTGTTGCGTAGTCAGAACGAAAAAATCACGAGGAGTATGAGGCGTGGGCAAGATAACCGTGCGTACAAAAATTCCATTTTGAATGGACAATCTCCGATTCTGAATAAGTTAATTGATGACACAACAAATGATTGGAAACTAGATTTGTATGATGTGTACTTATCTGAGGTGTATGACTTTGAATTATTTCAAATGGGTATTCTCTTACCTGAAACTCTTAAAGGCTACTCCGAAGTCGAGGACACGGACTTATACGATTACAAGGCAAGAAGGAAAAACCGTAGTCAAGTTGTCAATGAAGGTTTCTATCCAATACGAACTCGTGGTGGTGGGATTATTCCAACTGCTCAGTCTCCACTTCCTAGAACAAGATACAACCGACAAGCAGTTGCGTTTGTTAATCAATCGTTAGACAACACACTTCCTGAATTAGCAAAGACCACGAAGGCTACTCTGAACAGAACAATCAGAAGAAGTATTGACGAAGCAGTCGAGCTTGGTCTAAGTGGGGACACAATGTATGAGTACATTACTGGACAAGTCGAGAATGCCTTACCGAAAAAGTTTATGGGTAGAGCTTCAACTATTGCTAGAACAGAAGGTGGGGCGTTGGCACAATTTGGTCAATATGACGCAGTACAGAAATCAGGATTGATTACGGTCAAAGAGTGGCAGACACAATTCAACAATTCAAGAGACACACACATTCAAGCTGACGGACAAGTCGTGGCAGACGGAGAGGATTTTATTGTTGGTGGAGAGCGAGCTGAATATCCACAAGCGTCAAGTCTCTCTGCTAAAGAGAGAGTCAACTGTCAATGCAACGTCATTTATCGTGAGGCAAGTCCCAACGGCTAAAAAAGTCAGTAAGCACAAAAATTTTTTTCAAACGAAAAACCCACCGAATGAACGGTGGGCTTCCGAGTTTCGATTAAGCGTGAACTATTCTTGTTCTTTTTTAATATCAGCTTGCACTTCTTGTAACACTTGAATTGCAAAGTCAATATCATCAACAAGCAAACCTAAATCTTTTCTGTTTGCTCGAACTGACAATTTTACTAATGGATATTGAGTGTTACCTGTATAAGAGTTTGAGACTCCTTGTGTGTCAGCTGCTAAGCTACCACGCAAGTCCCAAATTGAGATTGTATCTTCATTCATCTCAACAGTATGTCCGTGTACCTTCTCTTTATTAATGTGTCTAGCAATTCTGACACTAGCTAATTCGTGTTCAGTTCCTAGATTAAGTTTTAATTTTTTGTAATACATTCCTGCAAACTTTGGGTGCTTCTTCAACATTGAATTAGCAAGTTTATCGTTTAGTATTGTTTTGTGTTTAGCCATTATTTTTCTCCGTTTCTATTATTTACAATATTCTTCGTCATTATAAAATTCACGCCACGATATATGTTTATCGAACGATTTGTAATTTTTATATTTAACACCACATACATCACATTGATATATTGTTGTGTTTTGTTTTTTGGCACTTCTTCTGAGATAGTCATTAAGACTACCTCTTATTGCATTACCTAGTTGTTTTTCTTCTGCTTCTTCTCTACTCATTATTTTCTCCGTTTCTATTATTTGTTTCATTCATAATCTAAGATTAGCAGGTTTAAAATCTTATGCAACCCAAAATAAAAAAACCCACCGACCTAAGTCGGCAGGTTTTAATTTTATTATTTATGCTTCCATAAAGTCGTCATAGTTTTTTACAAGTTTATCTTCACTTGCAAATTTGAACATTCTAAATAATGGAGAACAAAAATTAATACCTTCTTCATTACCAACAAGGTTTTGATGAGTAGTAATTTCATATCCACCGTTCTTGTCATCAACGACACACAAGTCAAACAATGCGTTTTGAATGGCGTCATTAACTTTTGAGTATTCTATTTTGTTCTGCAAGTATTGTTCACTTGCGAACTTTATTGTTATTACTTTATACATATTTTCTTTTCCTATTTATAAAATCCCTGTGTGAGATTTTTTCTCCCTATATATATCTAATACATCGATTTTTTTCAATTCCGACCTTTTTGAAAAAAAACTTTTTTTATTCATATATATATCTAATACATGGGCTTTTTGCAATTCTGCTATTTTTCAAAAATAAATATAATTTAAGATTTGACAAACTATGAATCTTCGATTAAGGTCTCCCTATGAATGAAATTAATAAAAGGAGAATCTATGGATTGTAAAAAATGTAAACAGTATTTCACAAATTCTGTTGAAGTAATAAATACTCTAACAAAGAAATCAGCTTGGTTATGTTTTTCTTGTTGGGCGAATAGTAAATACTACAAACTAACAATACAAAAGTAAGGGGAAAAAATGGCTATATATAAATTTAGTGAATCATTCCAAGTTGACTTCGAGGTAGAAGCTGACACGGAAGCAAAAGCACAACAAATGTATTCCAACCTGTTTGATAAAAATATCAAGCTAGGTTACGACAAGTGGAAGGACGTTGAGAAGAAGATTCTTGTAGGACAGTTTGAAGTCCGTACAATAGAAGCAAAGGGAGAAGAAGAATAATGTTTGAAATAGAAACAGAAATTATTTTTATGGGATTATTAATGCCAGTAGTTTTTATATTATTGGCTATGTACATAGCGAGTAGATGATGATTTACAGGAAGCGAACAACCTTTAAATTTGATTGCCCTGATTGTAGCCTTGAGCTTGAGGTAACGCACTTGATGTGGTCTGCTCTTGAGTGCATACATTGTAAGGCAGAGTTTGAGAAGGAAGATGTGATTCTAAAATGACAATCTTTGAAAATATAAAACAACTCATCAATCATCTTGACCACGTCAACCAATTGGAAGAAGTGAGCAAGTTGCTGATGATACGCAAATTACAAATACAACTTGAGGAGAGAGAACAAAAATGATAATTGATTGCAACTGCCCAAAAGAAAAAAACTGTGCAGGACATATCACAATCCAAAATGCACAACTCTTAATGAGTAACTATAAATTTATGAGCAGAGATGTTCTTGACGATATTGTTACTGTGCCTACTTCTCCCTGCTTTATGTGTGGCGAAGAAGGTACGGTTGATGTTATTAGAAAAGACTGGCATAACTATATGTGGGATATGCCAAGAAAAGAAGTCAAAGAGTATTTTCCTTACCTAGATAAATCAGGTTGGGAACAAATCATCTCAGGCTCGCACCCTAAATGTTTTGATGACTTGTTTGGAGAACAATGAGCCAAGTAAAAGAAAACAATACTTGTAAAGAGTGCGACCAAGTAACTTTACTAGACGGAAGGTCTGAACTTTGTTACGACTGTAACAGAGGAGACATTTAGTGTTAATATAAAATTGTAGCTAGGTTTCATTCCCTGTACCTAGTTACAAAGCAGATATTGAAGCAGTAGCTTTGTTTCATTCATTCATCTAAACTCCGAAGCTACTGCTATCTGCCAAAAGTTTGTTATAGTAAACCTATGGCAAGTTTATCAAGCATAAGGTCAGGTCTCTCTACGAGACTTGCAACAATTTCAGGACTAAGTGTTTATGCTTTTGTACCTGATTCAATAGAGCCACCAACTGCCGTAGTTGGAGTGATGAGTTCAGTAGATTATGATTCTACAATGTCTCGTGGCTCAGACTCATACGAAATACCTCTTTATCTTTATGTTTCAAGAGTTGACGCAGAATTATCGCAGGATTCTCTTGATGAATTTCTTGCAGGAAGTGGAAGCTCAAGTATAAAACAAGCAATAGAAGGAGACTCAACACTTGGTGGTGTGGTATCTTCTGCTAGAGTTGTTGAAGCAAGTAATTATGGTGTATATACTATAAACAGTATTGATTACTTAGGCGTAGAATTTAGCGTGGAGATAATAACATAATGTATGAAGTAGTAAATGGCATAACAGTCGGAGATAAATATTTTGCTGAGGGCGAAATTATTGACAACAAAAAAGTGCCACAAAAAAGTATTAAATGGCTTCTCGAACAAGGTTTGCTTATCAAGATAGATAAAGCCTATAAAGAAAAAAAATTAGCAGAAGCTAGTAAAGTAAGAGCAAGAGATGATAAAGGACACTTTATTGCAGACGACCCTTCCACCGAAAAGAACGAAGCGTGGATAGAAAAGGAAGAAGAATAATATGGACAAAGAATTTAAGTCAGTAAGTTTTGCTTTAGATACAGAAGCCGAAGGAAAAGTCGAAGCAGTATTTTCAGTATTCAACACAGTCGATTCAGACGGAGATGTTGTTGTACCCAACTCATTAAAATCAGCTTGGGGAGAAAATAAAGAAGTACCAATGGTTTGGTCTCACAAATGGGAGTCGCCTATTGGTAAAGCTACAATTTCACAGGACGAAGAAAAAGCAGTAGCTAAAGGAGAATTTTTCCTAGATACAGAAGCAGGACAAGAAGCATATAAACTTGTCAAAGCTATGGGAGACTTACAACAATGGTCATTCGGATTCCAAGTAGATGACGCAGAGGAAGGTCAGTTTACAAAAGACGGACAATCTACAAACGTCAGGTACATAAAATCTGCAACTGTTTATGAAGTATCTCCAGTTCTTGTTGGTGCGAATCAATTAACTCACACGCTATCAGTCAAAGAACAAAAAGAACAAGATGTAAAAAATGTTGAATCGGGTCTTAGATTCACAGATGAAGCCAAGAGTGTGCTTAACACAATCGACAGTTTCATTGATAGAGCAAAAGAACTTACTTCTTTACGCTTAGAAAAAGGCAAAATGTTATCAAAGTCTGCTCAAGATTCTCTTATGCAGATTCAAGACCGAATCCAAGAAGTCTATAATGATTTAGACTCAATTCTTGGACTTGGCTCAGAAAAAGAAGAAGCAAAGCAACCTTCTGATGAACTAGACAAACTTTGGTTAACAACTCAAGAAGTCTTGGCACAAAGTCAAGGCATAACTATTGAAGGAGAAAAAGAATGAGTAAATTAACAGAACTCAATCAGGAACTCCACG